AAGACGATGTTTCCGCCAACACGGGTTTTGCCATAGACAAGTTTTGCGGCTTCAGTTGCACCTTTGGCACTAACTAGCTGTCCTGCCAATGCTTGAGCAGGTGCGACACCGTAAGTCGGGCTTCCAGTAGGTGCATCGTAATCACCAACAGCAGACAGACCACTAATTCCAAATGACTGCGCTTTTGGTGCGGTAGCAATGGCAAGAGCAGTTGAAACAGCGGCAGTGGCGGCAGCCGTAGCAACAGCACCACTAGCAACTGCTCCTGCGGCTCCTGCGGCAAACCCAGCCCCAGTCAAAGCACCTGCGATTGCTCCACCTGTGTAGACAACAGCAGCCGTGACAACAGCAGCAGTAATTACTTGTGTGACACTTTTCCAGAAGCTCATTACGCTTTACCCCAACTGAACTGCTTGTCTTGAAGTAGTGCAATTCCTGCTAGTGAATTATCTTCAGAAAACCTCAGTTTTTGTTCTGCATCTGTGAGCATACGAATTCTTGGTCTGTTTAAATCGATCAGTCGGCTTTCAGCGTTAATTGTAATGTCTGCCTTGCCACCTGTCTCACTTAATTCAATTGTATCGACACGGCCTGAGAATAGTTGGTAAAGACTTGATACTGGAACACCATTGCTGTCCAATGCCCCGGCATAAACAGCACATGGTCTGAGTTTGTAGTTCTCATTCAATACAGCAGAAATTACAGCAGTGTCCAATCCAGATAAAACAAACGTCATGCCTTGAGCAACTAGCTCTGCATCTTCATCTGCTGATGAAATGGACATGACTGTCCCTGCGCCATCCCAGTTCTGACCATCGACATTGATCGTGCCGTAACCTGTCCAGAACCTAACAATACCGTCTGAAAACTCAACCTCAAGCGCAGTGAAAGGCTGTAATTTGTCTGATTGATATTCAGCAAGTAAGGCGGCAGGTAAAGTGCGACTCATAGTGCTTCTACTGCTCCAAACGTCATTCCATAAATGCTCGCCTGGTCAACATTGATTTCAGCAGCAGGTGTTGTGAGTCGGAAAACAGTTTTAGGACTAGAAACAATGATTGAGTCGTTATCAGCAGGTGATGATCTGAGATTCGGCCAAATGTCGAAAGTCGCATTACCAGAGCCATCAGAATTAACGTCATCCAAGACTTTGTACAATCGAGAATTTTCCGCAGTACCTAATTGGAAATAATCACCTGCTTTCAAAATGCCTGTTGTATCTGGAGTCCATCCATCAGTAATTAACTCATAACCTGTCTGCGATGCGCCATTAACAACGGGGCTACCAGTAGCCACGCCTCTGGCAGTTGCACCTGCGGGATCACCCATGAGAAAAGTTCCATATTGACCACCTAACTTCATAAAGAAAGTCATCCAATATTCAGCATCTTCACGCTTCATTGGTGGCAATGTAATGTCTGCTTCCCAATACTGGCCTGTGTATTTGTAGACTTGCTGAACGCCAGAAAAAGGTGACATATTCATCGTCACAATATCTTGTGCGCGTAATCGGACAGCAGCGATCCCTGTATGAGTTGGCAAAGCCAGTGGATACGTTATAGCCATTTAACCTAGACCTCTAGCAAATGAACCGCCTCTGCGTTTAGCATCGATCACGGCTGACTTAGTTGCATTGGTAATCATTGGAAGCATATTCATCACTTCTGCGCGTACAGTCTGAGAAACGCCAGTTGATATGTTTAAGTTTACTACAACTGGCTGACCACCTGCTGATTGTCCTTTACTGTGATCGATAACAGTTTCGTTAGGATGCAGAATTGCAGGGAATCCACCTTTGCCATCAACACCGCCAGAACGTGATCCTCTACCTGTGTATCCACCACCTGCAAAAGAACCTTCAGTCCCTGGAGTTGCCATTGGAAGAACTCCTGCGACTCGCAAAGCAGGTGTTAAAGCACCCTGCTGAGCAAATCCCATGATTTTATTTGTTATTGATTGCTGAATTGCCATCCGAATCAGGTCATTGATGATCGATGTAGCCATACTCTTGAAAGCCTGTGAAGCACTCTGTGTGCCATTGATTAGCCCAACTAATGCATCTTCCATCGAGGTAACTGCATTGACCTCGATATCTTTCATTTTCAATCCATACTCTTGTACGGTCTTGGTTAATTTTTTGACCTCTGTATCTGTTTTTGCAACGGTACTGGATAATTTCTTGAATGCATCATCAGAAGTTTCAACTGCATCTGGAACAATAACTGTTAAATCTTGTTTCAATGCATCTGCATTCTCTTCAAGCAATTTGAAATAACCAAGGAGTGCAGTTAAGCCACCGACTGCACTACCGATTACTTTTCCTTTGCGGCCTAATGTTGCTCCTAACGCTCCGCCTACTTTTACGCCAAGCCATGTAGCACCAACAGCCATAAGGACTTGAGCATTTCTAGTAACGAATTGGAATAATTTTAACAAATTAGATGTGAAGGATTTGACTCCACTGATTACTTGTGGGTCTTTCAAAACTTCTGTTAATGCTTTGACTTGTTTTGTCGCTTCATCAATCAATCCAGTATCAGCTAGCTCAACTTTTAGATTAAACCAAGCATCTTGCATCATTGAGACTTGGCCGATATATGTGTTGGCTAAATCTTTGGTTGCTCCTTTGGCACTTGTTGTACCGTCAGCAAATGCTGAAATTATTTGTTTTCTGGTTTCTTGTGCAGAATAAGTTACGCCAGATTGAAATCCTAAAAACGCAGATACACCACGCTCGCGGAATAAATCTGCTGATGCAATACCTGCTGCAAATGACCTCTGCAACTGACTTGCTGCTTCTACAAAAGACAATCCTGAAACAGCGGCTAAGTCGCCAGTAATTTGCAATAACCCATTGAGTTCATCAACGCTACCCGCAACAGTCAAAAGTTGCGCGGAGCCTTGTTGAATTTCTTCAAGTGCAAAAGGTACGCTAGATGCGTACTGAGTCATTATTTGGAATGCTTTAGAACCACTTTGAACTGAGCCAGTTAAGTAATTCAATCTAACTCGTAATGCTTGAACTTGCGCTCCGGTATCAATAACAGATTTCAAAAATACGCCACTGGCGATTCCAATACCTGCTAAAGCTACTTTGAGTTTATTGACTGATGACTTTAGGCTATCTGACGCACTTTTAGTCCTCTGAAATACCTTTGAGGCTTCGTCTTTGGCGATTATGCGAATTTTAATTTCTTCAGGAGTTGCCATCACGATGCCTCAGTTGAAAGTATGCGATCCATCCATTGAACTCATCGTAAGTCATTGCCTCAACATCAGCCACTTTCATGTGTAGCATTTCTGCAAGGCTATACTTAGCCATCAATTCAGGATCGCTTTCTAGTTTCCCGCCATATCTTCAGTAGTCTGGCTTTCCGCGATCTGGTTTGCGATTCTAGTGATAACAGCCGGATCAACTTGATTCATCAAAACTGGCTTATCGCTCAAATCAAAAACCTTTTTTCCATCTTCAGTCAGGCATTTCATAATGACTAATCGAACAATGAATTCCATGTCATCATCTTTGGCAAATTTCGCCAAACTTTTCCTGTCCGCTAATGTAAATGGTTCTGAATATAAAATTGTTGGGTTTCCAGACTCATCAGACCATTCAGGTACTTCAATTACCTTTGTTTCTTGCGTATCGAAATGCGCTTTTGCTCTATCTAAAATACTCATGTTGTTTCTCCGTATCGAAACCCGTGTTTGGTGTCATCGGCAGACAGGACACGGTAACCTGCTTTTCGGGTGCTACCCTAGCCGATAACCAGGTTATACAGTTGTAGTTGTCACTGCGCCATTCGCTGCGAACGCATAAGACGCTTCTACCATTCCGTCAAACGATGCAGACGCACCTTCTTCTGTGATAATCACGGACGCTGTGTAATAAGTATCACCTGCGCCATCGCCTTCAGGATAGAGGTTCAGAGTTACTTCTGATCCGGCTGTCATTGCGCCTTGTCCAGTAGCATCTGTCTCATCCCAATATGCAGAAATTGATCCAGTAGCAGAAGTCAGTGAAGGCTTGTATGTGCGAGCAGAGTCACCCATAGTTGTATCTTCAACCGTATCGCTAGTGATCGTGATAGACCAGTCGCGTACTTCAGCCACAGTGTTTGAGCCGACTTTTACGACTCCTTCAGAACCTTTATGCGTTGCCATCTTCAATTACCTCTTTTGTTTCCGGCTTTTTGGAAGTCGCCTGAGTAGGCTTTTTCTCCGTCCATCCTTTGCGCTTCATTTCTTCCACGCGATCAGGTTGCACAGAAATCGGTTGTTCAGCGTTTTTGTGGTACATCTTCATTAAGTGTTACCTCTGACGAAATTATACATGACATTGACTGTAACGATAACGCCACCAACAGGCGATATTGCACCTTCATCAGTTTCAATCGAAACAATCTGAGTATCTAAAGCATTACCACCGCGAGTACGGTCTACGTCTAGTGCTTCTTCAATAGTCTCTACAAGATTGTTGCGCGCAGCATCAATCGTTGTAGATTTGACATAGCCAATCAATTCATAAGTAATCACGCCTTCTCTGCGAATTGCATCATTTCCAATCGTGACATCTTCACGCGACTCGCTAGCGGTCTGAATAAGAATTGCAGGGAATTGGGCATTTGATAATTCGTTAAAATCAAATGGCTCGCGTGTAACATAGACAGGCGTGACAGGCGTTGTTGCTGCTTGAAGTGTCGTTACAATGTTTGATGCTACGGATTCACGGACGCTCATTTAGTAAGCCTCTTGTAGAAGAATTTGCGCAAGAAATTCTTTTCCCGCTGATTGAAGCCAAAGAATGGTCTAGTCCGATTATTCCAATATGCTTTTTTAGCTTCTATTGCTCTACTAAATCCAATTTCAGCAGTTAACTTTGATTTATCAACTGTTGATTTGATAGAACTCAACATATTTCCACTGACCATGAGGTTTACTTTGCCTGAAGGATCGCCACCAAATGCTCTGCGCGTTTTAGTGCGAGGCCAACCTTGTGCTTTTGCTTGCGCATACTGTGGAGAATATCTTTTGAATCTCGATTGGTATCCTTTGCCTTTTTCAGTGCGCTCAAGAATTACCACGATTCCCTGTTGTGCCGTTGTAGATAAAGCATGAACAATATCTTTGGAATATTGCCGCCCTAATTTTTTGAACAGACGATCAACTTCACTAAAGTCAATGACTGATGAAGTGTTCATCTGGTCAACCGTCCTGCAACATACAGGTCTTTCTCATCGTCCTGTACTGTTCCATCTTCATCAGCATCGTATTCGACACCATCTTTGAATACGGC